CTATAAACGTATGCCATTATTTCCTTCTGACAATATTTGAAACCCACTGATGTCTGCAACTTGGAGAATGTGTATTTGTACCCGGCTTAGTATACCAGCCGCCTCTTCTATCCCATACGCTATAACCTAATCTAGCACTCATTTGCTCAATCTCGCTACGGGTATAAAATTTATTAGCAGTAACTAAATATTTGCAAAAAGGTCTGCTTGTATCTAAATCGCCATCATTAAAACCTGCCTTCCACTCATAACTGTATCTAATTAAAATCTGAGTAGTCTCAGGCTTTATAGCTTCTACAATCTTACTAATAGGCTGAGTTAATTGTCTCTCAATGATAACGTTGCTATCAATACCTTTTCCTTGCTTTACTTCGGTAGTCTTAATAAACCCCTTCTCGATTAAAATATCAATAACACGCTTAACTGCTCCTACATCTTCCTTCAAAGTGTCAGCAATTACTTCTGGGGTAATTCTTTTATCCTTAACAATTAAATCTAAAATATTAGACTGCAACTGAGTTACATCAGCAAAAGCCTGATAGTCCTCATCATCGCTAAATCTTGTTTTGCTTTTAAGAACATCATAAGCGTTTCTATCATCTCCGAACTCAAAAAAAACTTGATAATCATCTTCGCTAAATTCTAACTCCTCACTACCAAGCCAAGTACTAACTTCATCATCAGTTAAAGCATATCCTGCTTTTAACATAGCAGTAGCTTGTTCTCTGCTTATCTTACCCTTGTTAAATTCTCTAATGATACGCTGCATATTTTGCCACTCACGACCCTTTAAGCCTTTAATATGCTCATTAACATTTAAAGGACTTGCTGCCATTGGTTGCTCTGTTTCAAGAGGCAAATTATACTGAGTAGGGTCTATTCCAAGCTTCTCTAAAATCCATTGTTTAGGTGCTACTTGTAAAATAACATTCTCGCTAAAATCAATTCCGATAGGGTCTACCGGCTGCAACTTTAACTCTACTGTAACTCCTGCATACTGACCGAGCATATTAAATACACCCTCAATCTGCATTTGCTTATATCTAACATAGGTGTTATTAAAGATTTCATAGCTATCACGCATCTGTTGGCGATTGCCTAATTGACCAGGCACAGCGATACCAAATAAGTCAGGGCTTGTAATCTGATGTCCGCTAAATATGTTAGTCTGTATTAACTCGTCTACTCTGCCAAAATCTTCTTTGGTTAAATCACTCGCACCTAAATCATCAACAATAGGCTTTCTGGTTGCATCGTTTACAAAAGCAAGTAAATACTTCTTTCCGTCTGCACCCGTATACATATTATCGAACTGTCTGCTTACTGCTCTTTTTTCATCAGGGCTTGGCTCTCCGTTTGGTAAAGTAATAAGTTTACTAGCAGAAAACCCGGTCTGTGCATTTCCTAAAACGTGCTTACTTACTTCTACATCACTTTCAATGTAGTTAAGCGCACCGAAATAACCCGGAAGGCTATAAACGTTCATTCCCGGTCTGTATTCCTTTACATAAAGTATCTGAACTCCTTGTGGGTTAGCAGGGTTAAACGCATTGTATACCTCAGCTTTTTCTTGGTTGCGTGTAGCCTTCCAATCTTCTTTATACCAAAACTGAGTGTTGTCTTTGTTAGTTCTAATCTTTGTATAATCACAATGCCATAACTCAGCAATCTGTGCGCCCATTACACTCCATATAACTTGGATATAAGCACCGCCAAACAACTCTAAGTCCAAAGCAACCTTTTTAGTCAAATCATTAAGGGTCTCTTCTCTATTTACCTTCTTAACAATAGCCTCTTCGCCTACCCATCCGTTACCTACAATGTAGTTTACCTTGCCTCTAATGATAGCATTGTGCTTTGCTGATTTGTTAAATAGGTCTAATAGGTATTGCGGATAGTCATTGTTTTGACCATACTGCATATAACCTTCGCCTTTTTTCTCTTTATATTCTGGTTGCTTTGCTTCCGCAAATGTCAATACTTGTATTTCCATTATTGTCTAATTGTGAATGTGCTTGTTGTTTCGTATTCTGTGAATGATATAGTAGTTCCCGTTAGCTCCATAATGCCGGTTTCTAGCAGGTTTAAGCCTGTCGGGTCTGTATTAGTAGTACTTGCTTGTTCGTAGATTGTATAGGTGTATTGCCCGTTTAATGCCGTATTAAAGAAGCTATTTACAACAATAGTAAACTCATTGTAACGTTCTTTATATGGACTTATGTCTGTGTTGTTTAGCCTTACAAATTTGATGTCCGTGTTCGTGCTTCTATTCTCAAAAATGAATAAATAGTTCGGACTTGTTAAAAGCTGCTTCTCAGTCAAGGTAAGTATTATATTTTGGGTTTGCCCCTTGTTTAGTCTTATCACATCTATAAATATAAAGTATGATGATTGTTTGCAAAATAAAAAACCCCCGCCTAATTAAAGACGAGGGCATCTATATACAAAACCAAAACAACCTAAGAACCTGCGGTAGTTAATTGACCTGCCACAGTAGAGTTTACCTCTGGTGCAAGGGCTGCTTCCGCACCTGTGAAGGTTAAAGTGTAACCACTTCTATCTCCTTCGGCAGTACCTGTACCTGAGTTACCTGCGGTAAGGTCTAAGCCTCTTGTTTTACCTAAGTACCAGTATTTGCCATTGTTGTCTTTGGCTACTGCTACTAATGTGTTTTGAGCTAATAACAAGATTTCGTTTCTTGTGTTAGCCTGTAATTTGTTTAATACGATAGTTAGTTCAGGAGCATAAAAGATAGTTCCGTTCTGTACGTTTGCATTAACATTCTCAACTAATTGAGAAGTGCCTTTTACAAGTTCGTACTTAAAGAACTTCTTGCCAGATGCTTTTGTTAAAGCGGTAATAACACCACTCGCTTCTGTTGTAGAAGTAACATCTCCTGCTGCCATAAAATAAACTTCGGTTATACCACCTAAACTGTCTTTACAGTCTAAGGTATAATTTTGAGTTAAAGCACAAGCCATTGTTATTGAATTAAATTAGTTTGAAAAAATTGGGGGGCATATTTCAACCCCCCTATAAATTATGCAAGGATAAACTTCACTGCTTCGTCAGGGAAGGCAATGTTTACACCCATCTTAAACTCAGATACAAAACGTACTTGGTCAGCTTCTTTTGCATAGAAAATCTCAAACTTCTCTTCTTCGTTCAATAAGTCTGTACCTAAGAACAAGTTAGATAAACGCATAGCGTAAACCTTGTTAGTTCCGTTAAGACCTGCAACAGCTACAACTTTGATTGTAGTACCAGGAAGTACAAATTCGCTATCAGCTTTTACATCAATTTGGTAATTGAAGCTACCGCTATTTTTAAGAGCAATAGTGTAAGTACGGAATAAATCTTGACCGCAGAAGATAGTCATATCATCAGCAGCTACAACTTTTGCAGGAATTGCTTGGTAAACACCATCAAAGATAGAGATTACGTTAGCAGCAGTAATAGAGCTTAAAGGAGCACCTGAAATAAATGTAGAAGCGTTTGCAGCAACAACACCAGAAGCAGCACCGATTAACTTAACAAGACCATCGAACTTGTTTAAGTTTACATTCACACTTGTAGTGTCGCCCTGCCATAAAGCAGTTTCTAATTGTGCAGCGATTGTCTTAGCTTTCTTTTCAGAATATTCTTGCTCAAAAGGTACGCTATCGTACATAGAGCCAGTAGGTAAAGCCTTTTGTAAATACTTAGCTTCTAAATCCTTAGGGCAAAGAGCTTCGTTTACTTTAATTTTACCCGGAGTTACAGTACGCTGAGTAAAGGTAGTAGAACCAGAAGCATTAAAGCCACATGAAGCACCATCTTGGAAGATAGCGTCAGTTTCCATAATGTTGATTTTTTCGCTTGACTTTACACCAACCATAACGTTTCCTGCACTCTTAATAAGAGCAGCAGTTTTTGCACCCAATACAGATGAAGTTACAAGTAGAGCTTCGTTTTCTTTTGTATAGTTTGCTAATGCAGATACATCAAATCCCATTTTATTTTATTTTTATTTGTTTAATAAAGCGTTTCTAAATTTTTCGATTCTATCGTACTTCATAGAGTGAGTTGTTACGTTAGAACCAAAGTTGTTTTTTGTCTGCGCAATAGGTTCAGCGTTAGGTGTCTTAGTAAGTGCTTCTATAAGTTCAGCTACTTGACTAAAACCATTCTTAACTTTTGCCTCTAATTGTGCTACTTGTGTTTTAAGATTTTCGTTTTCAGCTACTAAGTTCGAAATCTCGTCAGCCATTTTCTCGTCATACTTCTTACCCATTTCAGCAGGAGTTTCGTCAGCGATTTCCGCTTCTGCTTCTGGGGTTTCAATAGATAAGATTTTAGCGGCTTCGTCTAATACGATTTCAGTGCCGTCAGCTAATTGGTGTTCGCCCATAGGAGCAGGAGTTCCGTCTGCTAGGGTAACTTGACCACCGATAGCAAGTTCGCTAATCATAACCTTTGTTCCGTCCATAAGGCTATATTCTGCGAATGTAACAGGTACTTCTTCGATAGGTGCTTCAACAGGAGCAGGTGCTTCTACTTGTGGCATATCTTCGAATAAAGCCCTAATTTGCATAATTGCATCTTTTGCGTTCATCATTCTTTTTGTTTAAATATTAATAAAAGATTTAGTTTATCATTTAACCCGTTGCAATATTTCCTTTATTGCATTCATAAGTTCTTGTTCTTTGCTTGGCTTAGTCTTGTAAGTAAATAAACCCTCTACGCTAAACCCTTTGAATTTTCCCTCTTTAACGTCGTTCCACACTGCATCATTTTCTACTTTGAACGAGCCAAACCACGAGCCGTCTGGTGCATCTTCAAAACCCTTCATTGGTTGTATGCCTCTGCTCTCGTCTGTAATAAAGCTCTCAAACATTGTTACCCCTTCTACCTGAGCATCAGGAGAATGCATTAAGTTTACGTTTGATTGGTAGCCTTTTTTGAAAAACTTTTGAGCAATCTTAAAAATAGTATCCTTAGAGAACACCACATAATAATCCCCGTAAGTAGCATCGCTGCGAAAAATAGGCACATCAGCCAACATAAGAGGGCCAGAGATAATGCGCTTATCTTCGCTAACCACTTCAAAGCGTTGTTGATTTTTAAAGGCATTCCAATTCTTTTGTATAGCCGGTCTGTCTACGAGTGCAACGTAATCTACTTCTGCATCGTCATTCATATCCTCGCTAATGTCTAATAAATAAACAGGTAAGTCCATATTCTTAAATATTAAGTGTTTTAATTTGTTATCATTTAACCGAACCTTGCCCTTTGTCTTATAGCAGCGATACGTTGTTGGTTACTTGTTACATCGTTTTCTACAACATAAGCTCTAACGGCTTGGTTTCCTATTGCGTTAATAGTCTGGTTATCTAAGGTAGTTGTTTGTGCTTGTGGTTGTGGGGGTGCTAATGGGGCTGCTGCTGATATACTTGGAGCAGATGCGCCACCGCCTACTGTACCTGTACCCTTTGCAGAAGGAATATTTGTGCTAACAATCTTTTTAACGTTTATTAAACCGGCAGCAATTACCGCACCTGCACCTACAAATCCTAAAACACCGCCTTGACCTAATGCCCTTGTCGCACCTTGATAAGTATTTATGATTGCTTGTGCAACTGCGATAGCTTTACCTGCTACACTATTCTGGTCTACAATAGCGCTAAGTATAGTTAATGCACTTTCGGTATCTGCAACTTTTGCATCTAATCTTTTTTTATCCTCAGATGCTAACCATTTATTTACAGCATTTACATTTTGAGCTGAGTCCTCAGTTGCCTTCTGTTGAGTTAGAATAGCTTGTAAAGTAAAGTTAGTAGTAGAATTAACAACCTTTTTTTGGTCATCTATTCTTTTATCATCTATTTCCTGCTGCTTCCTTGCAGTTTCTGCTGCTTGTGCAGCATCTAAATCATTTAATTCTTTTTGTGTTAGAATTTTAGCATTTAGAGCATCTTTTCTTCTCTTATCGTATTCAGCTAATAAATCTTCTGTAAGTTTCTTTTCGTCATCAATTTGCTTTTGTAATCTTGCAGCTTCTTCTTCTGCTAATTTATTTGATATTTCCCTAGATTTTTCTCCGGCTTGTTTTGCATTATCTTCTCTTCT